TACTACAAGGAAGAGTCTCGTTATCACGAGAGTTTATTCTGAAGAAGTTCGAGCTCTCGCCACAGGGCACCGATCTCATAGACGTAGTCATATCTGAACTCGTCTCACTCCGATCGATACCTGTCGGTGTATCCGACCTTCAGCTCTGTTCTCTTGAGTTAACGCAGGTAGACGTGACCTTCGGTCGCATTGACGTTAAATACGTCATTCCACCCACGGTTGAACCCGAGCTTGGTAGCGAGGACCAGACTGGAGATCCTGCACATGGTGAAAACACCAGCACAGAAAACCAATCTCAGACGGCTCCTCCGTTACCGTGGTCACAGCCTTCGAGCCCCTTCGGGGCTTAAAGGTCAATGGTACGCGATAGTGGAGAAATGGGTAGAGAAGTCAGGAGAAGAATGGACAGTCAAGAGGATTAAAACCCTCAAGGCCTTCATAATTCAACTGGCATCTGGTACCCCAACCTCACCGCCTCCCTGGTTTGCGACGAATCCAGACGGAAGTCTGGCTGGCGTCTCAGGTGAGATGGTAAAGTACGCTGTCTCAAGTGTTAGGAATTTCGGACGATCTTTGTCCCTAATTAACATCTATACCGCCTTTGTGGCGCAAGATGTCACCGAAACTCAGATAGCAAAGTTCATTGGGGCTGTTGAATCAGGCCCCGAACCTGCGTCCGTCTCCTCATACGAGGGCCAGTTCCTTCATGGCTGTGAAGTCATGTCATATACTGGCGTATTGCGAGGTGAGGATGTAAGCCCTGTCCGACTTGAGGATTTGCCTCGAGGTAAGATGTCTCCTCTCCCGGATGGTAAGTTCTATCCGATTGAGATGGCACCTAACATTGTATCAGCAGAAGATGCTGACTATGACCTCGTGGAACTGGCGATGAGCACCGTTCAAGGTGCTTTTATGCCTTTCCTCACAATGGGGGAGGGTCTCCTCGATGTAACGTACGATAAGCTTTATGCCGGGATTCTGTTGTGTAAACAGGAACCGGGCTACAAGCTGCGAGGGGTGGCCGCACCTAACTTGGTGTGGCAAGCTTCCTTGTTCCGCCTCTATAAGCTGCTGAAACGTGTCCTCATGGGTATAACCCAGGATTGCACTTTTGAGCAGGAAAAGGGCGTTACACGTACTGTACAGGCGTTACAATCAGGAAAGACTGTTTACAGTCTGGACCTGAGTAATGCTACCGATCTGTTTCCTCTGTCACTTCAGCTGCTCATGCTTGAGAACATGGGCATTCGACCCGAAGACATACTAGTCTTCCGGAAGTTGTTCAGACTTCCTTGGAGAAGTGAAATACCAGATCACCGAGAGGTGACTTGGTCGAGGGGACAGCCACTGGGAACTTATCCCAGTTTCTTCCTATTCGCTCTGGCCCACCATGCTGTTTTAGCATCATGTGGAGCAGGTAGTGACGACTATTCCCTTTTGGGGGATGACGTTGTCATCTACAACGCGGACGTGGCAGAACGGTACATTGAGGTGATGACTTCCATCGGTTGCAAGTTTGGTGCTGAAAAGTGCCTCACTAGTAACCTCCTGGCAGAGTTTGCCGGGAAAGTAATTCACTCTACTGGATACTTCACCCAGTATAAGTGGAAAGCTCCCAATGATGAGAACTTCCTAGATGTTGCACGGGCCCTAGGACCATCCTGTCTAGCAACTATGCCTCGGCGCTATGCTGAGGTTATCAAGTTGTTGGCGGAGATACCCGCAGAATTAGGTGGTTTGGGCTGGAACCCCGATGGACTCCCGTACAGTGTGCTATGGCGCAAGTGGTCTTGGCTTGAAGAAGCCAAGGCTCCCACGGAGCGTCTCACACGGGTTGATAAGCAGTTTTCACAACTGCTTGCTAACTACTCAAGAAGCGACATTTCTGTCGCTTACCTGCGTAGTTCTGTCCAGGCATCTGTCGCAGAGCTGGAACAGCGCTTCTCGGAAATCCTCCCTACGGGATGGGTTTCCTTGATCGAAGCTTTCTCTCGGAATCTTGGTCTTATCGACGAAGATTGGCCCTACGCGTCACGTGAACCCTTTATAACCAATCAGTTTCGCAACTGGGCGGTTAGGTTGGGACTACAGTAACATGAGC